ACCCAAGTTTTAGCAGTAGTTAAATATGGATCTGCCTCTTCAAAAATAGAATCATAGATACCTCCTCCACTACTCTTACTACCTTCACTTTGACCATCACCACACTTACCTCTACTATCACCCCTAAACTTATCAATATCTGCAAATTCTTCTGGAGTACAATGTGTTACACCAAGTAAGGGGAACCAACCAGCATCATCTTCACCACCTTTAGGTTTTCTCTCACAATTACCACCACCAAATAGATTCATAAAGAAAGAGAACAAACCAGATAGTGTCATTTTCTCTTGACCAAATAGATCAGTAGCATCAGAAAATATCTGCTCACCAGATTGCCATGCATCCATGACTTCTTTAGCATCCCCAAGACCATCAAGAGCAGAGGTCACTCTTCCAATTATTGATAAAAGAGAATCCAAAACACCCTGAACATTACAGAAGACTCTATCAATTACATCCTCTACTCCCTGTGCTACAAAAGTTGCTTTATCAATAGCACCACTTAAAAAAGAATCTAATTGACTTGTAACAGCACCAAGAGGATCCTGTATAAACTGAGTTAATTGATTATCAACAATACACAAGGATGATAATAGTTCTGTAACTGCTTCTTGAACCTCAGTGATTATAGTATAAGGAACACCATTTGACTTCTCTTTTAATGTATCAGTGTCCAATCCTTCAACAAGACTAGATGCTGCTCCTCTCATAGCACTTATTGCCTGAGTAAATACTGCACCTAAGAAATTTTGAATACCTGCTGTAAGTTCTTTTGCTGTAACAATTTTACCAGTAATTACATTAAAGAAATCTCCACTCTCATCCTTTACCAATAATGCAGATTTATCTGCCAAATCTTCTAAAAGATATGATAATTGATAATCCACACTCTTCCAAGGACCACCAACACCTTGGCCAGCAGGAATAGGTTTAGATGGTTGTCTAGGTTTAGTAGGATTACCACCACTACCGTTAACTCCAGGTGTTGTACCTATATTACTAGGAGATCCCTTTCCACCAATTTGTGTAGTTTTTGCTGATGCAACAGTAGAAACACTATTATTTGCAACTCCAGGTCTTCTTATATTATCACTAGAAATGCTATTGGGATCTCCTGGTTTATTAGATGCTGGATTAATAGTACCTGTACTGGTTGAACTCATTGCTTCACCAGTAAAAGAAAATTCTTTCTTTTCTCTTGAACCTGAAGATTTGTTCAAACGCATGACACCCAAAACCAAAGGCATCTGTGCATTCTCACCATCCATAAAGAATCCCATAACAATTGCTCCAGGTTGCAATTGTCCTGATGATTCACCTTGAGCATCATTACCTGCTTGAGATGTATGTTGTAATACCGTTGCCCAAGGTAAATGATCTGTTTTTAAATCTGCGGTAGTACCACCACGAATATTAGTATAATATCCAAGACACCTCACTTTAACCCTACCTAATTCCATAGGATCTTCATTATCTTCAACTTCTCCTACCCACCACCAAAAACCATCTTTACCTACAAAGTTAATCGTAGGTTCATTTACAATTCCATCAATTGAGGTAGCTTCTTGCTGTAACATTTTCTAATAGGGTTTTATGTATTTATTCTGTTAAACTTATAGATCTCATCTGCTCCCCAGATAATTTTGCCTTTGGAATCTATAAACCTATCTCTCATAAAAAGTTTATGACCAAAAACAGCGAGTTCTGCGTGACCAGTTATATTATCCATACTGGTATCAAACTTGCCCATCCATGAGGATCCATCAAACTTTAGTATCATATCACAACTTTCGTTCCTTGTAAACCCACTATAAGTACCACCCCAATGCTCAAGTATAACTTCAGTATCGGATAGTACTTTTAGTTTTTTATTAGTTGTTAAATATGGATTGCGTTCATCTTTTCTACCCCAGTGCACGGAATGTAGATACTCTCCATCATCCTCCCATCTAACAAAAACTTGTTTGTAGAGTAAAGGACTGGATTGTGCTTGAATTTTATTAGACCAAGTTCCAAGTAACCATGATAAAAAGTTTGTCATTAATCATCATATACTAGGCACTCTGGCTCGTCAGGATGCGTTTCACAGAATAGTTCAATGGTATTAGGATCATGATGGTCACCATTATTAATCTCTTCGATATGGTGCTCACGATAAACTTCTAAGTCATGTAACTCCTCTGCAACATGCCTACGAGCTGCAGGACTAATTGTTGGGTTGTCAAGGATGTCTCTATCTTTTTGAATGTGTTGTTCGATAGTTGTCATAATTTTTTGTCTCCGTTACTAATAGGTAACAATACTATTTATCTTTTGCTAACCGAATCCTTACATAAAAACAGTTCTGTCTTCATTTTAGAACTTGATCCAACACCAGAGTGATTAACTCCAGCAATAACCCATTTACCGTTATATTTTTTATCAGGTGCTGGTCTATCACCAGATAATTTTGTAGCTGGCATTTCAACTTTTATACCACTACCAGCATATAAGTCTAAATTACCAGGAACTGCTATAAACATCCTAATGTTTCTAAGGGTTTCTATCCTCATCCATTGATATGCTTGCAATTCAACTAACTCCTCATAATTTGATTGTGGGTTATTTTTATATTTGGGATCAAAAATTTGGTTAGGAAGCATAGTATAACGAACCCTCTTAGGAAAGTCAACTATGTTTTTGATTTCATCATCCATATTATTAACTGGATTTATAGCATTAGATTTACCAATATGAGACATCTTTCTCCATAATTTCTTAACACCGTAACGATACTGCTCTTCCTTCATATCAGTACTAACGCCCCAACGAGATTTAACTATATTAACTGGATCAAAACCAACACTATATCCAGACCAAGTACCATGCCTCAATCCCATTAGATAACTTTTCTCATCAGGAAAGGTTACAGTATCAACAGTATATTGGTCATCCGCTTCCTTTGTAAAATTTTTAGGTTTATATGTGTAAGTATACATCTTACCGATACCTGTTTTAAAACTAGTATCTGTCGTTCCATCATTATCGTTTATATCATCAATAATTTTATCAATAGATTTGAAGTTAAATCCAAGAGCATTTTCCCAAAATAAGAAACCATTTTGTAATGTCCCTCCTTTAGGATTCTTACGTACTGCTCTATTAGCACACCAGAAAATTGTATCAATTGCCCTCCAATTAGGAGAAACAAATGTTTGTTTATTAAGACTTTCTTCCAAAAATATCTTTTTCTTACTATTCAAATATTTTCTACCTTTTACTAATACTCTAGTAATTTCTTCTGCTTTAATTTTATTATCAAAAATTTTCTCACTTGAACCAAATACATTACTAACCTCATTTTTAACAAATTCATTTGAACAAGCATTGATTTGAAAGAAGTCAGTAGACTGACCAACTCTTACACGAGATTCTATTTGATAAGTTCTAAAATAATAGGTTCTATCAGTCAATCCAGTCTTAACCATCAAACGAAATTCTTCTGTACCTGTTAAAGATTCTAACAATCCACCTTGATCTTCTATAACAAATTTTGCTTCTTGGGTTGCTGAACTTATACTTTCAAATACTTCCCAACCAGCCAAATATTCTGTTAAATCATACTTACCATTAGATGTCTCAATTCTTTTACCACTATTGTAAATACTAAATTCTACCTCGCAATCACCAGGACCAGTTCTTGTTATTGACATTATATTACCTCAATGGATTATTAAATGAATTTAAAACTGCTGCAGTAGTTTTAATCAGAGCACCAAACATACCACCAGGAGCTTGAGCACTACCCTTGCCAGGTGCATTACCTGATGTCCTCTTAATAATAGTAGTAACAGTTTGTTGTGCTCCAGATATATATGCTCTAGTTTGTGCGTTGGATTGTTCAACAGCACCTAAAGTTGTTTGAACTATTTCTCTAGTTCTAGAATTAATCTCAGCTCTTGCCCTATTCCTTTCTCTTGTTGCTCTTTCAACCTTTGCTTGGTCATCTTTCTTTGCCTGTGATCTCTTCACATTCTTACCACCACCTTTTTGACCACCACCACCTCCTCCTCGTTGAGCACCACGAGGTCCGCCACCAAATACATTCGTTAACATATCAAACATACCACCACCACTCTTACCACCCATCATCTCTTTAGCACCACCACCTAATCCACCAAATAAACCACCACCTATTTGTCCAGTCTTCTTAGTATAAGCACTACCAGCTTTTTTAAGTTCTGACTTATCACCCAAACTAAGTGATTCTGGATTTAATAGTTTCTGGAATATTCCACTCTGCTTCTCAGAACCTGTCAAAAATCTAACATCTAGATTATCATTTCCAGCAGTATTAAAAGTATGATTCCCAAACTTAACTTGATTAACATCCTGAGATGCATCATAAGGAGCACCTGCAGAATAATTACGGAATCCAGTTGCAGACATTAATTTCATCATTTTTCTTTCATCAATACCACCAGTAGTCAAAATACCTTTCAGTCTTTCATGACTCTTTGCAATACCAATAGCTCTATCAGCAAGACCTAATTCAGCAGGAGTAAACTTCCTGTCAATAGCACCATTTTGGACAGGAGAATATTGACCAGGTGCAGTAATAATATCCTGAAGAGATCCACTCTTTGCCATAAATGTTCCTGGATTGCCAGTTTCTTCAATAATAGCCTGTCTGTTCAAAACAGATCTTGCCACCATTGACATACCACCCAATCCTTCACCTCTAGATTCCGCAAGAATTAATTTTTTAAACAACTCACGACTAGGATCTTCTGTTTTAGAACCCTTCTTCTTCTTTTCAGCTACTTTCTGATTTAATGCCTTATCAGATATACCAGTAAATTTAGGAATACTTCTTGAAGTAGGAAGATGTAAAGCAGGTCCAAATGAACCACCATATTGGAATTGTGCTGCATTATTAGTACCATATCCAGGCGGAAACTCACCATGCTCCAGAATATATCTCTTCAATTGCATCTTATTAATGGTATTACCCATACTGGTCTGATCAGATACTTTGTGATCTCTATCTTTTGCTAATCCAAACCAATTACCAAGTGTCTCAAATACACCACCTCCTTTTAACTTTTTAATACCAAGATCTTGGAGATTAAATCCCATCCTCTTTGCTTTTTCTGCTTGCTTTGAAGTTATAGTTGGATCTCTTCTTGTAGCAAAATTATCAAGTGGTATAACATATCCTTGACCATCACCTTTAGTAGCAACATATTCTGTACCGTGACCTATAAAGGAAGGTGGTAATGATGGATGTAGAGAGACAGGATATCCAGAATTAGGTCCAGTTATTATACCACTACCCATATCTCCTCTAGCACCACCACCCATCTCACGTTTAATAGTGCCACCCATCTCACGTTTATCTTTATTCCAGAAACTAAACCCTTCCTTCATACTATCCCAAAAACTCTTAGTATCCTTTTCCTGGAATCCCTTTTCAAAAGCTTTAAAACTACCAATAGCCTTATTAGTAGATTCTTGAATAGCATTTTCCTCACCAGTTAGAGAACCAAAAATACTAGAAACAGCACGAACAACATTAAATTTATGCTCATCACCAGCAGCATCCTTATCATAAGAATACTTCTGCTGCATATCCTTCATTGTACTATTTGCTAATTCATTAGCAGCAGTCCAACCAGTAATCTCT